GGGATTCCATCGTCTGTCCAGCTCATCCGCTCTCTCCACTCTGCTCCATGATGCTGTCATAGGCCAGCTCGAGCCGCATCCGATGGATGCCCCCGGAAAAGGTATGCTCATCGGACTTTATCCAGTACTTGCCCGCCATGCCCGTGGCACTGTCCCGCACTGTCACGAAATAGCAGGCCAGGCAGTTGATGTCCCCCAGCGCGGACACCTGCAAGGTCTGACTCGGAGCAGTATGGCGTAGCGTCTGCGCGCCGCTCTCGCTCTGACTGTCCGGTTCTTGCTTGTATACCGCCTGAAAGACGCCAAAGCGCTGGATGCTGCCATCGTCCTTTAGCTCACCCACCTGCTCGCCGGTCGCATCAAAGATTTTCACTTGGTTTTTGATGCTGTCCATGCTCTCCGAGATGCTGCTCTCGTAGATGCTGCCATCGTCACTCAGCACCAGCCCTGCCACCGACCACTCGGCCTTGTACATGCCGAAACCCCGCTTGTAGATCATGGGGAAATACTTGTCGCCGGTCTGCTCGCGGGCCTTCCCATATGCAGCCAGTATGATGTCGTAGAGCGACATAGAGTCGCACAGCATCGACTGGATGCAGATACCGGTCGGATGCAGGTGCCTCACGGGCACTTGCACATCGGCAAGCACCTGTGCCGCGATAGCCTCGGGCGTCAGATTTTTGAAGCTATACTGCCCCTCAGACTCGATGAGGTGCTTCATCATGTCGTAGGCCTCGTAGGTGATAGTGCCGGTCTGGCTCGACCGCTCCACCCCGAAAATCTGCCCGAAAAAGACCTCGCCCTCGTGCTCATCCGTGAGGGATACATAGTCCCCGGTAGCCACATCGGGCACATGCACGCTCGCATCATACGGCGCATGGATGTAGGAGAAAGACACGGAGCGGGCGGCCTGCTCAGCCGACCCGCGCCATATCACCTCCGTGACCGCGCCCGTGATGTCGTAGCTCGTGCCACTGCTCTTGATGAGTGACAGTCTCATGCCTCACCTCCCGGCACGCTCAGCACCATGCCCGGAGAGATTGAGTTCGGGTCTCCCCCGATGGTCGCCGAGTTGGCCGCGTAAAGCGCCTGCCAGTCGGTCTTTCCGGTCAGCCGCCGCGCGATACCTGCCAGCGTGTCTCCCTTTTTCACGGTGTATGTCCGGCTCGGCGCAGGCTTGGATGCCTCGCGCTCTGCCAGTGCGTCTCCGGATGTAGTAGCGGAGCCGCTTCCGCTGGTCGCGCCGCCCTTCCCGCCATCAGCTATCACAGAGGACTGCGACACGGGAGCGGAGCGGTGCTCTTGGAAAGTGGCCGTGAAGGTCACATCGCCGCTGCCGTCGTCCTCTTTCCACTCGAAGCTCGTCAGCCTCACCGAGAGATTGACGGCCGCGCCGGTGATGAACAGCCGCACAGGCGACCCGCGCAGCACTTTCTCCATCTTGGCCACACACGCTTTCGGAGACTGTAGCCCCGAGTAGCGGCAGTAGCCACGGTCGTAGTGGCGTGGGAAAAAGCTCGAAAAGGTGATGCTTTTCAGCCCCCGGCCTTTTGCAAGGTCGATGTCGCCGAGCTTTCCCACGCTCACTGTCTCGGTCTGCCGCTCCACGCGCACCGTGTACTCGCTCGGCAGGACGGGGAAGCGGAAGCGCACACTCCCGCGCAAGTAGATGTCCATTACGCCGTCCCCCTATTCTGTCCCGCCCGAGCAAGTGCCCGGGCAATGGCCTCGCCGATACGGTCGATGTCTGCATCCTCGCGGACGATAATCTGGTCGGCGATTTTCGGGATTGTCACTCCGCCGCCCTCGCGCCGCGCCATAGCCACGGACTGGTCGTGCGGATAGATGCGCGTGCCGTGCGGGAGGTCGATAATCTCACCGCCGCGCTCGTGCACCTGCACAAGGCCACCGAGGAAGTTCGCGTCGCCGCGTGCTCTCATCGGGACGCCGCCATAGCCTCGCCGAGCAATCGGAACTCCGCGGGACACCGCGTTGAGGCCATCCCTCGCATTATCCGGCAGGGAAAGCGACACCGAGTTGACCGAGGAAGCCTTGCCGATGACCCGGTCTATGCCCGCGATGACCTTGTCGAGTAGGCCGATAAAGGCATGTACCGGAGCCGTGATAGCCTCCCAAGCGCCGGCAAAAATTTCTTTTAGGCCGTGCCACGCCTTGTCCCAGTCGCCAGTGAAGACTCCCGTCAGGAAGTCGATCACCCCCTGCGCCGCACGGATGATACCGCCGATAACTCCGGCGATGTCGTCGATGATGGCTGCTGCCGCGGCCGCTGCCACTCCGAGCGCCATCGCGACCGCGTTGCCGAAGACATCCCAGACCACTTTTCCGACCTCTGTCACGACCTTGAGTATCGGCTCAAAGCGCTCCCGCAGTCGCGCCAGGCTCTCCTGCATGTGCTGGAAGACCGGCGACATAAAGGCAAGCGTCTTTTTGAAAGTGTCGAAGTGCGTGACCACCGCCGCGACCACAAGGGCGACTGCTGCGATTACCGCGATTACCACGCCAGCCGGGGACATAATCCCCGCAAGTCCGACCTGTGCGACCTTCGCGCCCGCGGACAGAGTCTTGAAGCCCTTGTAGAGCCGATTGGCCATGCCGACCGCTTTAGATACCGCCAGTCCGACCGTGCCCACCGTCGAGACCAGCTTGCCGAAGACCATAATCGTGGGGCCGACCGCTGCCGCGATGAGCCCCCATTTTACGATTTGCTCCTGCTGCGCAGGATCCATCTCGTTGAAGGCCGTCACCAACTCGTTGGCTTTGTCGATGACCGGCTGCACATATTTGCTCAGCAGGTCGCCAATCGAGTAGGTCAGCACATCTATCGAAGACTTGAGCTTCTCGATGGAGCCGCCCGGACCGGACAGCAGCGCCTCGGCCATGTCGTGCGATGCGCCCGTCGCACCTTCGATGCTCGATTTCATGTTCTCCAGCGACTCCACTCCCGGGCCGTTGATGAGTGTCAGCCACTTGGCCGCCTGATTTTTGCCAAAAATCGAGGATGCAGCAGCCAGCTGCTCCTGCGCCGAGAGGCCTGCGAAGCCCTTTTGCAGTGCCCCGATGGTCTCCGGCATGCTCTTCATCGTGCCGTTTGTATTGAAGACCTCAATGCCGAGCTCCTTCATGGCCTCGCGGGAGCTTCCGGACGCCATGCGCATGAGGCCGGTGTTGAGGGCTGTCGCGCCCTCGGAGGCCGAGATACTCTTGTCGCCAAAAACGCCCGTCAGGGTCGCAAGGTCGGAGAACCCCCACCCCACGGTGTGAGCCGTGGAGCCTGCGACCGACATGGCGTCAAAAAGCCCGATCACATCCGTGTTCGCCTGTGCCTGTGCCTTGGCCATCATGTCCGTATAGTGCGCCGCCTCGCTCGAGCTTGCCCCGAAGGCCTTCATCGTGTTTCCGAGGCCACTCGTCACAGTGCTCAGGTCGGTAGCGGTACCGGCCGCAAGGTCAAGAGCCGGAGTCAGCATGTCCGCTGCCTCGGCTGCCTTGAAGCCCTGCCGCGCGAAGTTAAGCGTCGCGTCTGCCGAGTCCTGCATGCTGAAAACTGAGTTAGAAGCCGAGGTCTTGATACTTTTCTCGAGTAGCGCCGCTTCCTCGGCCGTGCTTCCCATGGTCGCCCGCACGAGTCGCAACTGCTTGTCGACCGAAGAGAAATTCTTCACTCCGGCCGCTCCCATGGCCGCAATCGGCACAGAGATGGTCTTCGTGATTTTCCCGCCGACCTTTGCGATACTGTCGCCGGTCTGCTGGACGCTCTTCCATGCTTTCTGTGCCTCTTTCGTGCCCTTAGAGAGCAGTGCGATGCTTGCCTGAAAACCCGCCGAAAATTGGTCGCGATACCGGAGGGTTACATCTATTTTCTTGTCACTCATTTAGACTCCCTCTCTGCCCTCTGCCTTTCCTCGTCGACTTCCAGCGCGATAAAAGCGCGCATGACCCTTTTGTCGGACTCGTGCGCGTCGTAGTAGACGGACGGCGGCATGTGATGATTTACGAAAAGGTAAAACATCGCCTGTGCGTCCGCGTCCGTCTTTACGAGTTTTTTACCTGCTCGACCAGCCCCTCGTCGTCACTGTAGCCGGACAGCTCAGTCACCACATCGGCGAGCCTTGCAATCTCTCCGCCCGGGAAAAGGATGCGCGCCAGGTCTCTCGGCGTGGCCGCGCCGAAGTGCCTCTGCAAGTCGCCGTTCTTGAGGTCGGGGTCTTTCACCGCCTCGGCCACCATGAGCGACTGCATGTCATACACGCGGCTGAAATCCAGCTTTCCGTTGCGCACGCTGGTCGTAGAAATCTCCGCATAGCGGTCGCCCGGCAGCGCGGAGACGGTCACAAAAACATCTTCGCCAGCGATTTCAGAGAGCCGCTTCGCGCGGACTCTCTCGGTGGGCACCTCGGTGAGCTTGTCGCGGTCGAGTGCCATCAGAAAATCAATAGTCATTTCTTTTCTCCTCCCTTATGCGTTGATTGCATCCAGCCACTCCCATCTCTCGAAAGTAAAAGAGTAGCTTTCCTCACCGTTTTTGCCGACGGCGAAGTCCATCAGGGTTGCCTTGTCGAGCTTGCAGCCATAAAGCGCCACGCGCTCCGCGCCGAAAGCATCCGGATCCTCGAGCTTCATGATGATTTTGTAGGTCGGGGACTTGCCCTGCTGCACGGAGTCAGAGACTTCCTTCGCGATATTAGACCGCACATGGTGCAGCTTTACCGAGCCCTTCGGCTCGATTTTCGTCAGCTTCTTGCCCGGCGTCAGCGTGCGCACCATAGATACATCGGAGTAGGTCAGGTCAATCTCGGCCTTGCCCTCCTCGACCTCGGCGAGGTACAGGTCGTTGACCCACATCTCGCCCCAAGTGCCATTAATCACACGATTCGATTCAAATTTCGGCATTTTGCCCCCTTTCTCACAGGCGGATTACGAGGTCGATGTCCTCCATCGCATCCAGCATCGACACCGATGCGCGAAGGAATACATGCGAACCCGTGTTCGCTTTCTTAATTTCATCGTCCGAGCACTCCCCGACCGGCTTCTCGGTGCCGTCGTCGAGGATTGCGGGCTTGCCCTGGTCGACGAGCCATCTGCGCTGCGCCGCCGTGTCAATCTCGCAGGATGCCCCCGCAAGTGCTCCGTCCGCGACAAGTCCCTGCATGTACTGCGAAATCGCAGTGATCAAGAGGAGTTTATTGTCGTAAGAGTTCTGGAAGCGGCCGATGTAGCCGTCCTCCGCGGTTCTCTTGATGTCGGTCTTCATCATGTCCATGATTTCGACCAGCCGGATTTTCTTGAAAGAATCCTTTTTCTCAGCCGTGGTGGTCGTGAGGCTCGTGACTGCGCGGGAGAGCTTTACCTTCTCACCGTCCCAGACTGCGACCAGCTTGCCCGCTCCGACCGCTGCATCTGCCTCGGTCTTTGTAAGCCGCGCCACATCGTCAAAGTCCTTGAGCGGCGCAAAAGTCGCGGACTCTTTGAGGCCGGTACCCGCGAGCAGTCCCGCGATGCGCGGAGTGCCCTCTTCGGCAGTCAGCGTCGCGTTGCCCCGTGTGAGCGTGGACGCCCAGTTGATGATGCCCTCACTGTCCGCTCCCGCCACATCCGGCAGCACAGCCTTGATGAGGTGGTCGGCCTCGCGCTGCTCTTTCACCCATGTGATGAGCCCCGCCGCCTGACTGTCGGTCTTGGAGTACGGCGCGGCCAGATAGGTGAAGTCCTCGGACGCGAGTGCCTTCTTTGCGTCCGTGTAGGCCTTGCCCATGTCCGCAGCCGTCGCCATCACATACGCGAGTACATATCTCGGCGCAGAGCTGCCGCCCTTGAGCGCGTCGAGGATAAAACGCTTGTTCGCCTCGCTCAGGTTGTCCGGGATGTCCTCCGTGGTATAGATTTTTACCACCTTCGGCGCGGTGTCTTTGAGCAGCAGCGCCACGATTCCGCGTGCGCTTCTCTCTACCGCAGTAGTGCCTCTCTCCTCGAAAAGGATAGAGACACTCGGCGCTTTCAGTGTCGCCATATCAGTGCTCCTTTCTTTCTATGCTTCCGTCGAGCCGCTCCATGACAGGCAGCCCGCTTTCTACCGTCGTGCACTCCGACCACGCGAAGCGCATGCTTATCTGCAAGATATTTCCTTCCTCGCCGATGTACTCCGAGCCGTATCCACGCACCAGCAGGGCTCTTTTCAGTCCGGTGTCTGCATCCGTGATGCGCTGCACCATGCCGAGCGCGTCGAAAATCTCTTTTTCTTTCCGGAGATTGTCGGCCTGATTCGGCGCGCGCTGTACATAAGTGATTTTTACGCTCGCCCGGAGGTTCAGCAGGTTCTTGCTCTCATGCGTCCGCTCCAGCGGGATGATCTCGACAAAAAAGTATGTCGGCCGCGCTTGGTCGGCATTTTCATTGCTATATCGCGGGATGTCCGGATACAGCCGCGCCAGTACGCCATTCACTGCTTTCAGGATGTCGCCGTACCCTATCACAGCCCCACCTCCGCCATGGCGCGCGCTACCGCCTCGCCCACAATCTCGGGGTACTTGTCCTGGTATTCGTCGCGGATTCTCTCTGCGATATGCTTGCCCGGGACAAAGCCGCCGGTGTTAGTGCCGTTAATCCATTTCACATGGCCGTTTTCCACGAGATGCCAGTGCGGCGCAGCGTTTCGCACCTCGATTGCCGAGGTGATGCCGAAATCGCCTGTGACTTTGTGCCTTTTCCATGTCTTCCGGAAAGAGTATCCGGCCGGCATAAGGCCGTTACAGTCCTCCGTGAAGTCCTTTGCTGCGCGCATCATGGCGCGGTCGAGTGCCTCCGGAGCGGTGTCGATGAGCTTCTGCATGTCTGCCGCCAGCTCGTCTGCTCCGTGTAGCTCCAGCTCTACGCTCATAGTCCCTCCTCTCTCGTCTGCCGGTCGATGTCCTCGGTCACATAGAGCTCGAGGTAGTACCCCGCCTCCAGCGGGTCGGTGATGTACTCGATGTGGAAGCGCTTGCCCTTGTAGGCCAGCACATCCTTCTCGGTCACATCCGTGTGCCGCATCGTGACCTTGTAGGTCTCCTTGTTTCGGATTTTGTAGTACTCCAGCTGCTCCGAGCCGCGGAGCGGGCGTATCTCTGCCCACACCGTGCGGAGCGGCCGCAGCGTGACTACCGTGCTGCCGAGCTCGTCCTCTGTCTCCGTGTAGCGGCAGATAGTCACGCGCCTGGACAGTCGCCCGGGGTTAAGCCCCTTCACCAGCGCCATGCGCGGCCTCCTCTCTCGCCTCGTACTTCATCTGGAGCTGCAGCAGCAGGCTCCCGTAGGTGTACTGCATGCGCTTTTTCTCCTGCACATCGGACTGCATGAGCTGTCTGTGGTCGTACATGTCCTGCACCATCACGCCGAGCAGCTGCTCGGCAGTGGGGTCTGTCTCGTCATAGACACCCACCGCCGACGCGATATACTCGCGCGCAGCTTTCTCCAGCCGTCGGAGCAGTCCGTCCTCGTCGTCTCCGTCTATCCGGAGATACTCTTTAAGCTCGGATAGCTCCATGCGTCACCTCCGCGCTTACGCGCCTACCGCCGGTGCAGTCGTGTCAATAAATCCGTTCACGATTGCGCCCTTGTCCACGATTTTGCAGTCGAGGCGGGTCGAGCCCTTGAAGAGCATCAGGTCGTTCTCGAAGGCGTTGAGGTCGCCGACCGTGCCGACATCGGTGCTGGTTACCTTGAAAGTGCCGTACCGGAAAAGCGTGACCGCGCTCTTCATGTCCGCGACAATAAAGGGCACCTTCTTGCCGTCGCTCGCCAGCGTCGCACACGACACCACATGCACCGGAAGAACTCCGGAGCCGGTGGAGATGACCTTTCGCACCGGATCCTGTGCATCCGGCGTGAGGATATAGCGGCCATTCTTGTCCTTGAGAGTGTCGAGGTACTGCAGGCCGTCGTCATTGGTCACGATGGACACCGCGCCCGCATATGCCGCGCCGAGCGTCTTATTTGCTGCCTCCTTGATGCCGTCAAGTCCCTTGAGGTCGGTCTTCGAGACCGTCGCCACCTTGGCGAGCACCAGCTTATTGACGGTCGCAATGTCCTCCTCGCCGAGCCAGTCGGACACCAGCTGCGCGATTCTCTCGTCGGAGTCGCTGATGAGCTCCTGCGATACCGGCAGGATGCTTGCGCGCTTCTCGACCGCGAACTCCACGCGCTCAAACTTCGGACCGTCCTCCTTCCCGATTTTTGCTGTCTCTGCGACGGTCAAAAAGCCGGCGTGCTGCTTCTTGGTGAGGTAGGTGCGTGCGCCGGACGGAGCCTTGGTAAGCTCGACGGTCACAAGGTCTTCGAGCTTGTCCTTTGCCTCCTTGTAGCGTCTTACCTTGGTCTCGATGTCCTTGGGTACGGTATAGCCGCCGTCGGCGTCCGTGCCCTCCTGCATGCCGGTGTAGGCATTCCGGAAGCCCCTGCGTGCTGCCGCGCAAAACTTCGCGAGCGCGCCGTCCTCCGGCTGTGCCGCGGGCTTTGCAGCCTCCGGCACTGCCTTTACGTCCAGCTCGTCGAGCAGGTCGAAGGCCGCCTGCGCCTCGTCGAGCTCTGCCTTCTTTGCCTTTGCCTCGGCAAGCTTGCCCGCCTCCGCGAGCGCGATTGCCTCCTCCTTGAGGCCGTTGATTTTGTTCAGCATATCTGCCTTACTCATGTGCTTCGTCTCCTTTCGGCTCTGCCGTTTTCTTGAGGTCGTCGAGCAGCGCTTTCAGCTCTGCGTCCTCCCTCTCCTTTGTTGCCTTTCTTTCCGCCATGGCGCGCTTGTACTCCGCGACCATGTCGTCGGTGACCGCGAGTCCCGCGGACGCTGCCGCTTTCTTGCTTGCCCGCTTGCTGATACCGTCCACCAGCCCAAGCTCGACCGCCCTCTCTGCCGTGAGCCACGTCTCCGCGTCCATAAGCGCGAGCGCATCCTCTTTGCTCATGCCGCTTTTCTCGCTGTAAGCCGCCGACAACGCCTCGTCGACCGCAGACAGTGCCCGCGCGTCTCTCTCGAGGTCGTTTTTGTTGCCGCTGCTACTTATCCACGCCCGGTGCACCATGAGCAGAGCCGTCGGCAGCATCTTGCACGGTGCCGCCATGGCTATGACGGATGCCGCCGATGCCGCAAGCGACTCGACCTCGATGTCTACGTCGTCCCTGTCGCGCAGAAGAGCGTAGATTTCCTGCCCTGCCATTACTTGCCCGCCACCGGAGTTGAGCTTGATGTGCAGCGTGTCGCCGTCCGCAAGCTCAGCCAGCGCGACGGCTGTCTTTTTCGGCGTGATGCAGTCGATGCCGTAGTAGTCGTAGATTTCTCCCCACTCGTTATCCACCACGTCGCCATTCAATCTCAGGATTGCCATACTCCACCCCCTTTCTCCTTTTGATTGCCATACGCCGCACCCACCTCAGTGATGGGCACGTAGTTGCCGTTTACGATGAGCACGTCGCCGCCCTCCTTGCTCGGGAGGTCAAGCAGGTGCCGCCCTTCATTTGGCGTGTAGACGCCGTTATTGATCGCGCTGCAGATAGTCTGCATTTGCGTCTGCGCATCAGCGCGGAGGATGGCCTTCTCGTTGAATTTGAAGCGGAAGCCTTGCTCGCGCTCCGCTTCCGTCAGCGCCTTGTAGTTGATTTCCTGCTCGTATGCCGCCAGCCGGAAGAGCATTGTGTCCACTAAAAAAGCGAGCTGCTGCGACTCTGAGTTCGCATAGCTCGACTTTTCGTAGTCATTTATTTGATTTGGCTTCACCCCGAAGGCGGCCGCGATTTGCAGGGCGCTGTACTTTTTAAGCTCGACAAACTGCGCGTCCGCGAGCTTGTATGCAAGCGGCTGGAGGCTCATGCCGATGGGCAGAGCGACCACTTTTCCGGCATTTTTCGCGCCGGTGAGCAAGTCATTGTACTTCGCCTGCAGCTTTGCCCGGAGCTTCTCGTCAAGGTCGCCCGTGTACTGGAGCACACTGGATGCCGTGAGGCCGCTTTTATACAGCCGCTCGAGGTATCGCTGCGAGTACCCCGCTCCGTCTACCGTCGTGCGCAGGATGTCCCGCACCGACTTGCCCATGACTCCGTCCCATGTAAGCCATGTCTTGAAGTGCAGCACATCCTCGGCCGGGAAGACCTGCACCTCTGCGGTGGTCGGGTCGGTGTACTGGTAGAAAAGGCTGCCCTTGCCGCCGAAAATACCCGCATCGTCGATGTAGACCGTCACGCAGTCCGACTTCATCGGGTAGAAGCCCTTCACGATGTACTCACCGCCGTATTTGCCTGCCCGTCTCAGCTCTTTGCGGATGTAAGCGTAGGCATTACCATAGTGTTGGCAGTTGAGCTCCAGCGTCGACCAAAAGGCCGCGGGGGTCATCACTTCGTTCGGTCTCGTGAGTAGCAGCCGTGCTGCCGCATTTGTCGGCGCTCGTACCATGCCGCCGCGCTCGTCCTCTTTGTAGTATTTGAGCGGCAGCTTGCCCATGGTCTCCGCAAGCACTTTCATGCAGGTGAAATAGGTGCTCTCTGACATAGCAGAGGGCGGCGCGTTTTCATCCAGCCCGAAAAACTCCCTGAAACTCATGCCGAGCGTGAGCTCATGCGAGGCTCGCGGCCTTGCGAGCGCATTCCTGACTTTCTCCAAAAGCCCCATCCAGTCTCCTTTCACTCCATACTGTCCAGCCAGTCGGCCACATAGCTATCAAGGCTCACCGCGTCAAAGCGGTGGTAAAGTGCCAGCTTGAAAGCGCCGAGCGTCGCGTCTACCGGGTCGACTCGCTGCGTGGTCGCATCCTTGTCGACTTTGATGAGCCCACCATTCTGCCGTACCACGGCGTTGGCCATGGCGAAGTTGAGCAGCGGATTCGGTGTATACAGCACATTCCCCGCGTACACCTGCTCGCGGAAGCTCTGTGTCGATTCGTTGAGGCTTCGGTGGCTCTGATAGACCTCCTCGACCGTGTATCCTTCTTCCGACAAGTCCATCATGATTTTCGAAGCATTTGCAGGGTCGAAGCACAAGCACTGCACATCGAGGCCGTACTTTTCTATCTCGCTCTTCACATACTGCATGACTGCGCCCTGATGCACTATCGGCGTATCTGTGACACTCAAAAAACCGCGCTGCTCCCATGAGGTATAGGGCGCGCGGTCTTTCAGCTCGTGCTCGCGCAGCGCTTCCCATGTGGGAATGAAGCTGTGCGACCAGAGGAGATATTTGACTACTTGCTTTCCCGTCTCGTCCAGCGAGTCGCTCTGGTACGGCACGATGAAGGACACTGAGGTTAAGTCGATTTTCGATGACATATCGAAGCCCACATAGACGGGGCGACCTTTCAGGCCTATCGGAAAGCGCTCCACCTCGCACGCCTTCCACTTCTGCATGTCCATGTATCCGCTCTCGCGGGCGGCGACCCAGACATTCAGCACCTTGGTCTTGAAAGCAATCATTTTTTCGGGAATTTCCCGCGCTATCTCATATGCGGAGCGTATCTGTTCCACGCCCTCCGGATAGAAGGCGCGGATGGGGTTTGCCTTCTGCCAGGTCTCCAGCGCCCCCGGGTCATCGTCCCTATCCGCCTCGCATATGTCGATAAAGTACTCGTTGTTCTCCACATCGACCGCAGGGTCGAGGATTTTCGAGCAGTACTCATACTCCTGCGTATAGCACGGAGCATTGAGGTCTTTGCCCGCCGTCGTGATGATGGTCAGCATCCGCTCCTTGACGCTCGAGCCGAGTCCGAGGTCGTAAAAGTCCGTATCCGGATGCTGATGGTACTCATCGATCACCAGCATGGCGGGATTTGTGCCGTCGCCCTTCTTGCCATCCTCTTTTGACAGTGCCTTGATAAAAGATCCGGTCTTGATATGCACGATTTCGTCCCGCTTAAAGCGGAAGCGCGACCGGATGAGCGTGCCGCGTGTCATTAGGTCACACTCCGAAAAGACTATTTTCGACTGGTCTCGCTTCACGCCCGCCGTGTACACCTCGTACACCTCGGAGTTGCGCGTTGCCTGCTCGCTGATTTCGTTGAGCGCCTCGCCCGCCTCCATCTGTGACTTGGCGTTTTTTCGCCCCACCTCTGTGAAGCTCTGCTTGAAGCGCTTGCGCCCAGTGTCCTTGTGCCGCCAGCCGTACAGCTGACAGGCTCGGAAGCGCTGCCACGGCGTCAGGATGATAGGCGTGCCCGCAAGCTCGCCCTTGGAGTGCTTGAGCAGCGAAAACCAGTCGACGATGAGCTGCGCCCGCTCCTCGTCCCAGATATACGGGAAGCCCTCGCTTCCGACTCTGTCCAAGTCTCGCAGCAGCCGCTCGCACGCCCACCTGTGCTTCTGCCCCGCGGGGATTCTTCCCTCGATGCAGTCCCGCGCGTAGGCCGTGATTTCCTCGAGGCAGGTCATATGTCACCGAAGGCCTGCCTTAGCGCCTCTTCCTGCTGGTCTGCCTTCTTTGCCACCACGGACAAGCGAGAGCTTACTGACATGCCAAGCGCCTTGCCCGCCGCCTCCATGGCCTTCCGCTCCTGGTCTCGGATTGAGTACCAGGGCGACGGGCGATTGGCGACTATCGGGTCGAAGTCCGGCTGCTGCATTTCCTCGCACGCTCGCACATATCCGGAGAAGGCATTGCAGTATACGATGAGATTGCTGCGGTCGAGGTCGCCGATGATGTCTATCCGGAGCAGCTCTTTTAGCACGCGCTTGTACTCTGCTACGGCTATTTCATCGACCAGCAGGGCCTTCGGCACTTTCTTGATGCTTGCCTTCTCGGATGCCGCGAGGCCTTCCTCGTAGGCTCTCCTGTCCTTGGTCGCTCTTGTGAGGTTTCCCGTCTGGAGCGATACGATTTTTCGCGGTCTTGCCATGCCTTCACCCCCTTTCCGTGTTTTTTTGGCCGTTTTTGGCGGGTTTTTAGAATTTCGTGTGAGGTGAGCTAGGGGCGGCGGTCGCCATAGGCAGCGGAATACTTTTTTATACCCCCCTACCCTCTACCAGCTTCACCAGTGCGAAGAGCTCTTTCTGTGTCTGTGTCTTGCCCTCGTCGCTCGCTCGGTATAGCGCGTGTACTTCCCCGTGGCTCCTCTTTGACAGCGGGATTAGGTTCTCCAGATTGAAGAAGCTCTCTGGACGCTCCTCTGCGGGTACTATGTGATGCACAGTCTCCGCGTACTCTATCCGCCCATGTGCTCTTGCCCATGGATCCAGTCCTGAGTGCAGGGATAGGACTACCTCGCGCAGGTCTTTCCATCTGCCTGTATGGTAGAGCTTCCTCGTGCCCTCCGCTGCCTTGTATGCCCGCTTTTCTCCCCGCCGCTTTTCGAAGGCCGCCTCACACGCGCAAGGCTGCCCCCTTTCTTTTCTCTGCCCACATCTTGAGCACCTGATATACAGCGGCATGGCGTCACCTGCCCGAGTCGCACCACCCGAGCAGCCAGCCGTTAATACTCAGCGTCACCGCCAGCGCGACCATGTATGCCACCCTGCGCCCATCCATGCCCTCGCTATGCGCGAGCCTCGCCACCATCGCCGCAGCCGCAAGCATCAAGAGCGTGCTCCGTCTGCTCATCTTCTCTCCAGCCAGTCGGCCACCAGCGCCATGGCCACCACGGACAGGCACGCCATCATCCATGCGATGCTAATTGTCTTTACTACTCCGTCCATCTCTACTCCCCCTTGCTCAGCTCCGCTACTATCTGCCACTCCCGCTCTGAAAGCTCCCAGCGCACGGCGTCCACTCTGCTCGCGATATATGCGTCGGCCTTTTTCGTGGCTCGCGCCTTGGCTTCTGCCGCTCGGCGTGACAGCAGCATCCCGCTTCCAAAAATCGCGTCGCCGGTCGCGCGCTGCTCATCCAGCTTGCCCACTATCAGTGCCTCTTCCTTGGGGATACTAAACTCTACTCCCGCGCGAGAGAAGCGTCCCACCTCAGTACTCCGCAAAAGCTCTCCCGGATACTCAATGCTGCGGCGCCTCGAGTCCGAGCGCTTTCGCTTAGCCCCCTCGGCGTTCACATCCATGAGGCGAGCATATAGCTCCGGCGCACTCCTGCCCGCGCGTCTCCGAGGGATGTTACAAAGCTCGTGTTTACCTTCGCCCCGTTCTCGTACTCTACTGCTATATCAGTTACAATACCCCCCCCTAGAGAAAATTTCATTGAACTAAACAGCGTCATCGTTGGAGCAAAAAGAAAGTATGCTATCCCGCGCTCGTCATAGTGCCGCAGGATTTTTGCCAGTATCGAAAACGGAGGATTGTCCAGCACGCAACAGCCCTTCGGATACTCGAATCTCTCATAGTCGCCGCCCGGATAAAACGGCCTCACAATCTTGGCCGGATCAACGCCATACTCTTTTACCGCCCAGTCTTTCACCGCCTCGTATACCCGCGGCGGCGTGTAGCAGTCGTCCGTGGTTTTCTTCGGCTTGAATTTTTCGACAAACTCCTCGTAGCTCTCGCCCAGCGCCATAAGCTCTCCTCGCACAAAAATAGAGCGCCGAAGCGCCCTGCCGTTGTTGTCTATTGTCTGTCTCCCGTGCACACGAAAAAAGAGACCGCCATGCCTAGCAGTCTCTTTTCCCGCTTTCGCACACAGGAGGGTAATGACCCGGCGGAAGAAGTAACGCCGGGGAAGCCGCTGGCGGGAATTGAACCCGCCTTCCGCACTAGTAGCGGCATAATAGTCCGACAAGGGAGGCCTGAGCCTCTGCACAAAGTCACGTCGCACTACCTCGGCTGCGTAGCCTCGGGCACGACTCCCCCTCGTCGGTCATAGAGGCATGGTCGCAAAGCGCTTTGCGCGCCGCGCTTCACTGTACCCACCCTCTCACTCTTTTATACTATCGGCACAAAAGGCACGCGCAAGCATTTTCTCAAAATCTTTTTTCTGTGGCATCGGGGCGGCTGCCTTCATCCACACCGCGCCACAAGCCGCGCAATTAAACGCAAAAATGTAGAATCCGGCGCTGTCTATCGTATTCCACATTGCCTGTTTGCCAATACACATCCTGCCGCACCCCGGGCACTTTTCCCTTTTCTCTTCTGCCATCTCTCCCCTCACGCCCCCGCTAAAATCTTACAAAGCAGCTGTAGCAGCGCAAGCGGCGCAACCATGAGCGCGGCCACAATCGCGCTTATCACGACCATCTGCCATACCGTCAGTACAAGGCTCAAGCCTCCTCGAAATACCTCGTCGCCCTCATCCTCGCCCAGTTTGTCCCCACATGGCCGTTTCGCCTGCTCACATGCTCCCATGTCATCCCGTCGATGTACCGCTGCCGCAGTATCAGCCGGACAGTCGGGTCGGGGATGGCCTCAATCTCTGCCTCCAGCTCGGCCGCCCGCTGCTCCAGCTCCATCGCGAGGAAGCGCATCCGCTTCTCCCGCTTTCTCCGGATGCCCAGCAGCCTATCTATCTCAGGGAGCGGCACTCCAGTGATACGGATGTGCCCCGTTGTCCCGTCGTCCCGTGTGCCCTGCACACTGTCAGACACCTGCTCAGCTTCCAGCTCCCGGATACGAGCGGCGAGCTTTTCAGCCCGCCATGCTGCATCTTTCGACTCAGCCACCAAAGCAAGATACTGCTCGAGCCTCGCTTTTAAGCTCATCCCTCACCATCCTCTCCGTCTCCCGCATGAGATACTCGCCGTCGATGTCGCAAAAAGCTCGGCTTCTCCCGCTCTTGAAAAAGCTCTCTGCCGTGCCCGCGCGGTGTAGCATCCTGCCCGCGGGCACCCAGCTTTTCCGGCTCTGCATCTTATGCCGGTGCCGCAGCCCCTCGGCGTAGTCGGACACCGCCAGCCGCACCACCTCGACCGCCAGCGTCCTGTAGCATCCCTCTGTACCGGTGCTCATGCCGAAAGCCGATGTCGCCATAGTGCGCCCGCCGTCTGCATGCCGCAGGTCTTTCCCGCGCCGTCTGTCTCCGTCCATGTCACACCCCTCTACTCGCCAGCTCGCCCGCGCAGGCTGCATACCCTGCTATGTCGAGCAGCGTGTCCATGTGTGTGCCCTGCCCGCCCGCAAAGCGCTGGACTTTGAGCTCCACCAGCATCATGGGCACATCCTCCTCACGCAGCATCACCGGTACGCCCACAATCGCCGTGAGGTACACGCTCCACGCAGCCGCGATAGCCTTGAAAGTCTCGGCGGGCTTGCCGTGCTGTCCCTCGCGCTCCGCTACGATGCGCTTCACCTCGTCGAGAAATTCGCTCTTGGTCATGGCTTCGCTCTCCTCGCGCCGAGCATCCTCAATCGCGTCCATCACAAATCTAACCGCATCTTGCTTCGGCAGCCGCCCCTCACGGTACTCTTCCAGTGTGACCTCCGCCAGCTCGCGCGCTTCATCCCTTGTCATCATGTCGCTTTTTCTCCTCCCTGCCTGTACTCTCGCCCTGTCTTCCGGTCTCGTATCCTGAGCCCCAACAGCTCGTATCCGTCTATCTCCAGCATGTCACAGAGCTGCGCCACGAGGTGCACTCCGTACTCCCGCAACTCCTCAGTTGAACGGCAGTCCTTCATCGTCAGCCCCCTCCGGAATGTGCATAAAATCATCACTTTCTTGCATATTTATTCTACCACTTTCCGACGCTCCTGTACTGCTTTTCCCGGCCTCGCCCTTGCTGTCGGCGAACTCCTGCTCTGTCAATATGACCTCGGTCGTGTAGACCTTCTGCCCCTCGCGATTCGTGTAGCTGCCCGTCTGTATCCGCCCGGATACCAGTACCCGCATCCCCTGCCGAAAATACTTCTCGGCGAACTCCGCCGCGCGGTCAAATGCCACGCACGGGATAAAGTCGGCGGCCTTCTCCCCCTTCCCCCGCCTGTCGACCGCCAGCGTGTACCGCGCAATCGCCAGCGCTTTCTCGCCGCTCGAGTATCTAACCTCCGGATCTCTCGTCAGCCTGCCCATCAATACGACCTGATTCATCCGTCTACCTCCGCAAAATTTTTGCCCACTCGCGCCATCCATGCGGCATGGCCGTGTAGTCCCTCGTATGTCTCCTGCGCGAGCGCTTCCAGCTCCCTGTCGTGCTCGCCCTTGTCGTGTAGCCGCCTATGGCACTCTCCGCAGAGATGCACCGTAAGCCCCATCTCATCCGCCGCCCGGCGGTTGCGTCCGTGGAGGCAGTGATGCACCTCCAGCCGCCCGCGCTTCCTGCACAGGTAGCACCGCTCCGCCGTGTCGCCCGGCATGATGCTCTTTTGCCTTTTCGTCATGTGTCCCTTTCGCGCTATGCCCTGTGACGCGCTAGAAGCCCGTTTAAGGCGTCTCTGCTCTCTCGGCGGGCATTTTATCGTCTTTCACCGTTGACACGTCATACAGCGCCGCCTTGTCGCTCTCAGGGCATTGCATTGCTCACATCCATCATGCGCCACTCTGGAGTGGCATCTCCCCTCCCTCGGGCTTTTGCCTCCTCAGACGCGTCAGAAGCCCCTCAGCAAGACTTTGCTCTCCGCTTGCGATTTTCACCGCACTCGCGGCTATCGTGCCGCTGAGTGGCGTGTCGTCGCTCGTGGGAGCTTCTAAGCGCAGCCGTTCGGCCTGCTCGAGTCTTGCCTGCTCCATCTTGCGCTTCTCGACCGCATACAGCGGCTCGCCCTTGCCCGCAAGCCTCAGCGCCTCTCGGATACTCGGCGGGAGCTTGGCGTCCTCGCGCATCCTCACCCGTGTAGCCTCCAAGGAGCGGATAATCTGGCTCATGACCACTGTCTCGACCTCTCGGCTGTCAAGCTGTCCCCACTCGGTTAGATTGCGCGGTGTACCGACCGCTCTCCGGCATAGCTCCGGTAGTCTCTCGAAAGCCTCCTCGGCGTGATACAGCGAATCGCCTATGGCTCGGCGGATGAGTGCGACGCACTCGGCATTTGTGTATCCGTCCTCCACCGGCCGCTGCACTCGCTCGATGCAGTCGATGACCTGTCCGGGCACCGGCGGGAAGCCCTTTGTGTCCCCCCGCAGGAAAACCTGCAACCCGACGACTGCTTGCTCGAGACTGTAGCCCTCCATCGTGCCGCTCCAAAGCTCTATCTGCCCTTTGAGCTCCGCCGCTCCCAGCCGCGCGTACTGTGCCGGATATGCCTGCGCGAGCTTTGACAGAAAAGCGCTTGCCTCCTGTGCTGTCATAGTGCCTCCTCTCCCCTCGCCACTCGGGCGAAATAGTCCGCTGCCGAAAAGCCTCCCGCGGGGCGTATCTGCGCCCGCCGCTCTTTGGCCGCTTGCTCCGCTGCTGCGCGGTATCCCCACCGCTGTATCGCGAGCGAATAGTTTTTGTATCGCTTGCCGCTGGTCTCCGCGTACTCGTCTACTACGCGGATAGCGTCGTCGGTCTCCGTCTGCCCTTTCTCGTCGCAGAGGCGGTTGTACTCGGCATCGGTCAACAGCACATGTCCGAACTCCCCGCGTTTGTGTTTCTGCTCCTCGGCGGGTTTCCGCGTGCGTGTGCGCGCCTTGCGCGCTATATGTTTTTCTTGCCCTGTAGGAGACGTAGTCTCCGTAAGGGCAATTGTTTCTGTTCCTGTTTCTGTTCCTGTTTCTGTTACTGTTTCTGTTACTGTTTCTGTTTCTGTGGCATTAGCAGCTTTCATAGCAGAAATAGCAGTGCTATATTTGCCACAATCTCTGCTATTAGCAGAACTACAAACCGCAGCCGCTTTTTCTTCGGCTTTTGCTTGTCTAGCCGCCTCCCAGCGAGCATTTCCGCCCTTTCTTCCCGCCTCTCTTTTTGCCTCGTTGGCCTCAAAAAGGGGCTTTGCCATCGTAAATATTGCCCTCGCAAGCGGGGAAAGTCCTACCGGCTCCTCGCCCCTGAAAGCGAAAGCCGCCACTGCCCGCAGCGTCTCGCTGTATGTCGCATCGTCCGCACCCTCCAGCGCATCAAAGAGCGACGGATAGAAAATTCTCCCAGCCTCAGCCATGTGCGCACCTCCTACTCGATGGTGCCTACTGTTCGCAGCTCCCACAAAAAGGCAATCTCGCCATCCGGTTTCATGCACGCCCCCCCCACATATACGACCATTCGCGTCGGGGCTTCTTGCCGGATTTTGCAAAGCCGCAGCATCATGCGCCCAGCGGCTGCATCCGATGCCCGCAGTATGGTGTCGGCGATGCACTGGTTAAAAACAATGTCTCCGTTCATGTCACTCCTCCTGTATCGTCACGCGCACCCGCGGGGATGCTGCATCCACCGTGAAGTTTTCGTGGATTTTTCCGATTTCCTTCATGCTGTCGTTTCGCAGCACTCCCGCATCCTGTAGCGCGTCAAAAATGAATTTTTTTGCAGCCGAAATGTTGTCGGGGTCGCGCTTTGTGTTGGGCTCAACCCACTCGACGCTCACAGTCACCGGATACGACTGCACCGGCTGCACCCTGTGCTCCCGTATCGCGTAGAAGCATATCGCCTGCTGCGTGCGCTTCTCTTCTGCCCCCGCGTAGCGGTTTTTGCGGCACGCCTCGACGATCTCGTTCATGCCATGCAGCCGCCCGTGTATGGTAAAGCTCTGTATCCTCATCCCTTGGACTCCCGCTCCTTTGCCTCTCGCCGTGCTATCTCGGCAAGTGCCGCCTGCATCTCCCGCGAGGGCGGCGGTGGTAGGTGGAGCTCTTTCATCTCCCCCACCACTCCGTCCAGCAGCCGCGAAAACTCCACGCTGTCGTATGTGCTGGAGCCGTAGTAGCAGAGCACCTCGGCCATGCCGTCCCGCTCCCCGACTACGCGCGTCTCCCGCCATACCCTCTGCAACTCCGCTACCGCCTCGGCCTTGACCAGCACCGTGGTATAGCGCCCGTACCGCTCCAGCATGTAGAGGTAGACAGACCAGGCATCCGTCCGGAGCGCTGCCGCTATCTCGCCGAGGCACGCCCACAGAAGGGCGTTTGCTTGGTTCCCGCGCTTTTCGCGGTGCTTGTCGAAGGCTATGTCGAGGTCTTCATACTGCCGGAAAGCCTCGGCATCCTCCGGCCGAGCATCGACCTCGAAGGTCAGCAGCACTTTCTCGCTCCGGAAGGGCACCTGCACGCCTGTGAGCCGCCCACGGGTCTTCATGCCTTCCCCGCGTACTTTTTCTCGGTCTCAGCTATCCACGCCTCGCCAGTGCGCTTGAAATCCTCGTAGTGCTCCACTCGGAAGTCCGTCGCCACCTTTGCGCCGTAGCGCTTGTAGAGCTCTTCGTCCGGGATGCCGTGGCGCTTTACAGCCTCGACCATCTGGAGGACGCGCTTCATGTCGAGCGGCTCGCCCGCGGGCTTTTCCGGAAGTGCCGCCTTCTCGGCGGCCTTTCCGGCCTTGGGTGCTCGCGTGGTGTAGGAAAAGACCGTGCGGCCTGTCTTTGCGTTTTTCACCTCCAGACCGATGATGCAGCCGTCTACTATCTCCACCCGTGTGACCTTGAAGCGGTCATAGGTCGTGGGCTTTCCATTGGCTCCGGTCGTGGCTGTGTAGTCGCTCGCAGGGATCCAGATAAAAGGCGCTGTGTAGAGCTCGCGGCCGATGCCGAGGTTAAAGCAGGCGCGCTTGAAAGCGTCGCTTGCCTGCCCCTTCTCTTTCTCGGTGTAGCTCTCCGTGCCGACATCCTGCTTGACTATCCACTCACCCGTCTCCGGGTCGCGGACTGATACAGTGCAGTAGAGCCGCTCGCCCATCCACTGGTGCAACCGCTGCCAGCCGTATACGCCGAAGGTCTCATCGAGGATGCTCTGGTCTACGCGCGCGTCCTTGTAGAGCAGCAGCGTCAGGCCTTTCGCATTGATGGTCGCCACTCTGCAGTCAATCTCCTCCGCCCGCAGTGGGCGGATTTTTACTTCTCTCATGCTCTCCTCCTCATCTGATGCGCAGCGACTCCGTCTGCCGGAGCTCTGCCCAGTCGAAGTGTGCCCCCGCTTTCAGCTCTGCTGCGATGCGCTTTTTGTCCGGCACCGGCTCCTGTAAGATGCAGTACTCCGTGGGGACTTTGCCCTCCGCGAGTACCACACTCGCGGGGTTTTTCTGGATGCCGAAGGAGAAGAGCTGCGTCTTGAACTTGACCTTTCCGGTCGCCCGCATGGCCTTCTCCAGCGCGTCCTTGATGCGCGCCTTGCTGCCAGTCACCGCGCTTTTCCGTGTCTGCAGGCGCTTAATCTCAGCATCCAGCCCCGCCTCATCAGCCTCCAGCGTGCGGATGACTTTGGCGTAGCCATCCGCTTTATCCTCGAGGTCGGCGTCGATAGCCTCCATCGTGTCACGCAGTATCTCCGGATCCATGTCCGGGTCTTCGGCTATCTCGAGCAGCTGTCTGTACTCGTCTGTAATCTCGTAGAGCGTCACGCCTCTGCCTCCTTTCTCTGCTCCGCAATCCGCTTTGCCTCAAAGCACTCGGCAAAGCCACACGCCGTGCGGATGTCCTCGATGTAAATGACTGAAAACTCAATGCTGCGGCCGTCCCGCGCGTCCTTTATCTGCTGCCGGTCGCACATGCGCTCCAGCACTCGCAGCAGCGTGTCCGTCTCCTGTGCGTCCTGCGCCGCCTGTAAAAAAGTGTCCAGCGCTTCCCCAAAAATCCCAGCTTTTTCCTGCTCCATGTCTTTCCTCCTTCTCTCACATCATCTGTCCGATGATGGTACCGATGGCGACTGCCCAGCCCCCAAATGCGACGCACTTCCAGAAAGAGCTGCTCCACTGTGCCCGCTCCAGCTGCTCGTACGCCGATACCAAGTGCCGCTCCAGCCAGGACTGCCTGCGCTTGTCCCTCTCCTGCTCGGCCTGCATCTCGCGGAGCTCCCGGACTAAGCCGTTGCGCGAGCTTTCGTTTGCTGCCTCGATGCAGCGCTTCTCGCTGCCCACTACATTGACTGCATTCATCTTTCTACCTCTCCTCCGTATGCGAGCTCGTAGCTCTGTATCTCCTCCATGCTGAGCCGTCTGTCATACAGCGCCCAGCCCCATGCGCTCACGACTCTGCCCATGCAGGCGTCGCTTTTCTCGTCGTATGTCCTTGTATCTCGTAGCCCCCTACTCGGTACAGCGCCCGGCGCGGGCGGCCTCTCCAGTGTGTAGTATTTGTACAGAGTCACTCCTCGTCACCCTCCTCCGAGTCTTCCTCTGCGTCCTCGCTGCTCATCGTCACCGCCATCATGTACCCCTTGGCGACGCGCTCTGTCGCCTGAAAAGCCGTGCGTGCCGCGAGCTCTGCCATCCGGGCGGCCTTTTCGCCGTCCGGCTCTTTTACAGCCGCCGCCAGCAGCAGCTCGACGGCGTCGATGGTCGTCTCCAAGTCCGCGACCAGGTGGCGCAAAAAGTCCCGACCTTTGCGCGCCGTCTCAAGGTTTTCAATCAGCTTGAAATTTTCCATGTCTTCTCCTCCTCTGCCGTCACATGCGGCCAAGTGCCATGTCGTCAAGTGCTCTTTCCAGCCTGTCGCGTGCTGCATCCAGCGACGCAGCCGCAGCCGCAAGGCTCGCATCGGCCATCGGATTGCCGCCGCACTTTCTCGCCGCCTCCGCTCGCGCGGAAGCATCGTTGGCTGCGGCAAGCGCCTCCATCGTCAGTGATAACTTTGCCTTTTTCATGCCTCTCCTCCTGTCAGCATCTTTGCCTGCTCCTCCCTGAAAAGCTGTTTTACCAGCAGGATGTACCGGCCGCTGCTTTTTATCGGGTCGCGGTACATCTCGCTCACCGTGGACTCGCAGCAGCCAAGCCATGCGGCGAGGTCGCGGTTTGTCCAGCCCTTAAGCGCTTTCAGCCCTGCCATCTCCGCCCGGAAAGAGCGGATGGCGTTGTACTGTGTCTTCATGTCACCACCCGCTCTGCGCCAGCACCCTGCGCGCGCCCTCCAGCTCGCACGCCGCACTCTCGATGCGGTCTGACGCGGTGTAGACAGCCTCGCCGTCGCCTTCGTCCTCGAGCCTTCGCTGGATTTCCTGCAAGCACTCCGAGATAATCGCAAGCTGATCTGACATTTTTCTTTTCATCCTTCTCCTCCTCACATGCGCCACCGGTCACGCCATACCGTGCCGGGGATGTTGCTGCCCTCTGCTGTGTCCTCCAGATAGTCGTGGCAGGCCTGCCTTGCCGCCCGCTGTGTCTCGCTCTCGAGGATGAGCGAGCGGCTCCAGTCTGCTGCGGTGTCGCTGTGCGACAAGGCGTCCGCCTCGCGCATCTGCTCCGCGTAGTGTGCCAGCTCCCTTGAAATCTTCTCGAGGCGCTCGGCCGCTGCTCTGCTCATGCCTCTCCCTCCTTTTCCGCGCCGTACTTTTCCTCGAAGTACGCATCAAAAGCCAGGCACTTCGTGCGCGCGCTGTGGATGCGCTGCCCGATGTCCATCATAGGGGCAAGCTCCCAGCCTTCCTCCTCCGCCTGCTCTATGCAGTCGAACCCCGCCTCCGCCCGCTCACGCAGGCTGTTGAGCGTGTCTACCAGGCTCCCCAGCAGATCAATGTCCTCGCGCATCTTGCGTCGAAACTCTTCTCTCATAGTCCGTCCTCCTGTCTTCCCGACATCTGTGTCGGGAACATCGTTTTTATGCTGCGTCCGTCCGCTCGATCATCGGCAAAATCCCCTCGGCCTTGAGGCGCTCGTAGAGGAAAAGCCGGCCTTTCTGCGTCCAGTACATGTGCGTCCGCGCTCCCTGCGTGCCGTCCGAGCGGCAGAAGTTCTGCGTCTTCGTCTGCGTGTAGCCGCCGTCCTGATACTCGGCATATAAAAACCACACGCCACTCTGCTGATACTGGATGCGCAACTCATGCAATTTTTTGTTGAAGGCTTTCGCGCTCATGCCGTAGTCCTTGGAAATCTCCGTAGCGGAGAGCAAGCTCGCGCACTGGAGTATCAGGTCGTAGTAGCTTGCCTTCGGTCTGAGCTCGGCGACCTGCTGCGTCAGGACTGCCTTGTCAAGCTCCGCCGCCAGTCGCTTCTCCCGCTCCGCCTTGAGCGCCTGCAAGGCCGCGATGGCCATGTCGGGGTTGGCAATGATTTCGTCGATGGCGTAAAGCCCATGCTTGCGGATGCTCGGAAGCACCTCGCTCGTAACCCAGCGTTTGAAGGCCTTCGCGCCCGGGAGCTTGCTGGAAAGCACAAGGCTGTACAGCCCCGATTCGTTGATTAACCACCCTCCGCGCTGTCCCAAACTCGATAACGATTCGTTATTGAGTTTGTCGTCATCATCCACATGGTCGGCGAGCGCCTTACTCGGATTCTGGTACCCCAGTATCTCAGCCACATCCTTTCCCACAAACCACGGCGTGCCGTCGACCTCGAGTGCCCGCACCGCCCCAAACTCTGTGCTCTCAAAAACTCTAACTTCCTGCATTGCCACCTGTCCTTTCTGTCGATTTTCTCCTATACTGGATGCAGGGCTGTCACTGTGCCCTCATCAGAAGGAGGTTAAAAATGAAATTTGTCCCAGATTGTGCTCGCGACATCATGCTCGCGGTCGAGGCTCTCGGGCCCGACAAGACCATGACAATCCCGAGGCTTGCCGAGATGTATCCCGACTACTCCGAGGATGTCCTCAACTACCACTGCCTTAAGCTCCTTGAGGCGGGCTTTGTAGACGGCGTGACCGTCGATGTTGCGCGGAAAACTCTTCCGCAGGTATCGAAGCTTTATGCCCTGTCGTTCGAAGGACACCAAGCCCTTGAGGATATGCGCCCCACGCCTGTGTGGAAGCAGGCTACCAAGGCCGCCGAAGACCTCGGGTCGTTTTCCCTGCATGCGCTCGCCGAAATTGCAGCAGGCATTGTAAGCGCCAGCATCTCATCAAATTTCAACCGATAAGCTCGGCCTCAATAACATCTGCGCGGTTTCCTGCGACTGCGCAGATTTTGTTTTTCCCTTCTACCGTAATCGGCTGTCCGGGAATGAAATGGTGCGACAAAATCGCCCGCTCGCCCCATGCAACAGTCTCTTCCATACCGTATTTCCCACGCATCCGCTGCGACATCTTCTGAACCTCGTCCACAACGATGTCCCGCTCTCCTTTTGAGCGGATAGTCACTCGAATCATGCCTCCACCTTTCTTCTTGTAGATGAATCTTCAACATTCGAAGCAAAAAAAATTGCGTCTCGCTCGGAATTTGTGAGCCGTAGTGCCTTTTTTAATGCTACGATTTCCGACGCCTTGAACTCCGTCTCGTTGTTAATCTTTTTAAGAAACCCGGCATATGTAAGGCCGCAGGCGGCTGCGACATGCAAGAGCTTGTAGCCCGACTCTCGAAGTTTTTCCTTGAGCAGCTCGGTATTCGTCATATACTTCCCTCCTTTCTTGTTTCTTATTTATCAACAACCCAATCATACAACCAAGTTTAATTTTCGTCAACAACTTTTTGCGAAAATGTTGATATTTTTTCACCGTTGCTATATGATGTGCTTACCACATATAGAAAGCGAGGCTCTGCAATGACAGAGACTGACATTAGGCTTGGGCGCCGCATCCGAGCCATCCGGGAGGGTATGGGCATGTCGCAAGATGAGCTTGCGCAAAAGACTGGCTACAAATCGAGGTCGTCGGTCAATAAAATCGAAATGGGAGTGCAGGGACTCACGCAGTCAAAGCTTTTACTCTTTGCCGCTGCGCTCCAAACAACGCCGGGCGAGCTTATCGAGTGCGGGGCGGAGGGCGAAGAGCTGCAAATCCCGCAGTTGCCCAATATCTTCCCCATCTCCAAGCGTCGCATCCCGCTCCTCGGGCAGATAGCCTGCGGGGAGCCCATCTTCTGCAATGAAGACAGGGAGAGCTACATCGTAGCGGGCACGGATGTGCGCGCGGATTTCTGCCTGAAAGCCCGCGGGGACAGCATGACCGGTGCGCGCATCATGGACGGAGATGTGGTCTTTATCCAGAAAGACGCCGAGCTGGTCAACGGCCAGATCTACGCAGTAGAGATAGACGACGAGGCGACCTTGAAGCGCGTGTACTACGATGAGACTGCGCAGGAGCTTCGACTGCTCGCGGAGAACCCCAGGTATCCGACTATGGTATATAGCGGGGAGCGCTTGGCACATGTCCATCTGCTGGGCAAAGCCATCGCTTTCCAGAGCGATGTAATCTAAGCACAAAAAAAGCCCCCGACTACCGCATGGCAGCCGAGGGCTTCGCTATAGGAGGTATATCATGCCAAGGAAAAAGAAGGGCACGCTGCCATCCGGGAGTATCCGGATACAGGTCTACGACTATATAGACGCCAGCGGCAAGCAGCACTATCGGAGCTTTACCGCTCCCACGCGCGCGGAAGCGCAAGCACTCGCCGACGACTGGAAGCGCAGCAAGCGCCAGCTCCGCAGCGTGCTCACCGTGCAGACCGCTGTAGAGCAGTATATCGACCTGAAAGCGGCAGTGCTGTCGCCGTCCACCGTGCGCAACTACCGGAGCGCGGCACGCCTCTATTTTGGCGGCGATTTTGGCGCTCGCGACCTACGCAGACTCCAGAGCTCGGATATACAGCAGTGGGTGTCCAGGCTGTCAGCGCAGGGGCTGTCACCGAAGACCGTGCGCAACGCCTCCGGCCTGCTCACCGCTGCGCTCACGCTTTATCTCCCCGATTTTCGCCCGCACATTACCCTGCCCGCGAAAAAGCGCACGAGCCTGTACTGCCCTTCTCTCGATGATGTGCTCGCGCTGTACGAGAGCAGCAGCGACCCCTATCTCCGCTGTGCTATCCTGCTCGGCTCCATCGGCGCTATGCGGCGCGGAGAGCTGTGCGCGCTGGAGTACAGCGACATACAGGGCGACGCCGTGACTATCAGCAAGGCCTATGTGCTCGACGAGCGCCGAGAGTGGCAGCTGAAAGCGCCCAAGACCTACTCCAGCTATCGCACCATCACGCTCCCGCGCTTTGTGCTGGATGCCGTAGAAGCGCTCCCGCTCCCACACGAAGGCAGGATTATACCGCTGTCCCCCGACCGCGTGTCTCTGCGCTTCGCTCGAGCACTCAAGAAGACCTCTCTCCCGCACTTTCGCTTCCACGACCTCCGGCACTTTGGCGCGTCCATGCTCGCCGGATATGGCGACCGGTATGTCGAGGCGTACGGTGGCTGGGAGCCTGGGTCGGATGTGATGAAGCGCAACTACCAGACGCTCATAGACGCCGAGAGCGCCCGCGTGAAAAAGGAAATCGCACAAATGTTCGATTCTCGCATCTCCGAGAGCTTGGGGCACATCATCACACGAAACATCACACGCGAAGAATAAAACGACGGTTTTATGCTGTTTTTCTGCATTTATTGACAAGTCCGATTCCCGTCATCAGCTTTTTTAAGAAGCGCGTATTTGCGTCGAAAACGGCGTAAATACGCGCTTTTTCTATGTCTTGTGTAGCGAAAAATAGGCTTCAACCGATGCAAAAAGTGCTTCGATTGGGTACACTCATCACACGAAACATCACACGAAAATCACGCAACCTCACGCAACCGCCTCCGCTCCTGCGGGAAGGGTCTCGGTGTCGCGCGTGCTGTCCCAGCGCCCCTCGGCGTCCACATAGTAGTAGTACGGAGCGCCACCGACCGACGGCTGCGCCCCGCGCACATACGCACTCCGCGCCATGAGGCCGGTCTTCGTGAGGTAGTACTGCGCGCCCTGGTACTCGAGCCACTGTCCGGAGAGCATACCTCCGTCTCCGGCGAGGTAGTACCAGCCCGACGCATCGCGAAACCACGCGTCGCGGATGAGCATCCCGGCATTGTCGAAGACATACCAGCGGCCGCCGATGTGTGCCCACTCGCCCGCGAGCCGTCTGCCGGTCTCATCGGAGTACATCCAGCCGGACGCGGTCTGCTGCCATCCGGTGTGAGCCTTGGCTCTGTGCGCCGCGCACGCGGTGTACGCGCACCACGAGATTAGCATCTGGCACCACGGGGAGCCCTGCAAGCCGTACCACGCGGCGTACTTTGTGAAGTTTTTGTCACCCGGGTTCCCGCTTTTCGTCTCCAGCTGTGCTGCAGACGCTTTCTCGACATAGCCATCCTCGGCCTCGATGGCTGCAATCATCTCATCGGCCGTGCAGGTGTCCGCGCTGTACATCGGACGCCCGAAGCCCGCGATCAGGTGCGTGCCGCCCACCTCATCCTCGCGGAAAGTGTAGTGCTTCTCGGCCACGCTGCCGCCGTCACGCGAAAAGCGCCGGCCGGGAGCGGTGTTGCCCTCCTCGGTCACCATGTCCCACACGCCGAAAATGCTCCGCGTCGCGCGCTTTACCAGCCCCACATGTGCCACGCGCCGCATAGACGCATGGTAGAAATACACGGTGTCCCCGCGCAGCGGGGTCTTGTAGAGCCTGCCCGCCTTTGCAAAAAGGCTCATGCCGGTCGGCGTGTAGGCCGTGTAGTCCCCGCAGAGTAGCTTCTGTCCCGCCTGAAAAGCGTTCATATAAATCTCCTTTCAAAAAGTGGGGCGGGCTTTCGCCCGCTCCTGTTTACTCGTTGTCTTCCGCCTCGATAATCGCGAGCTCTCTCGCAAGTGCCTCGGCCTCCGCGTCGGTAAGCTCGTAGTCAACCCGGAACCGGTCTGCCTGCCATGCCGCCCAGCCGCTCTCGCACATCTCAAGCGCAACCTCTCTTACGCTGCGACCCTTTATGGCCTTAAGCAGGCCTTCCCCGGTCTCGATGCGCGCAAGCTCTTTCGCGAGCGCCTCAGTCTCCTCGTCCGTAAGTTCGTAGTCAATCTGGAACTGCGGTGCCCATGCCGCCGTCCAGCCTCCCGCGTACATCTCAAGCGCTACTGCCTTTAAGTTCTTTCCTCTTATGGTCTCCATCGTCTTCCCCTCCGTGTGTTTGGCTTGTGCCCCCTCTTTGCTACATCTATAGTATAGCTTTTGCTATAGCAAAAGTCAAGCAAAAGTAGGGAAGTTTTGGGGATTTTTCGCACGAAAAAGGGAAGGCCGAAGCCCTCCCTTGATTTTATATCGGCCACTCGCCCTCGTGCGCGTCGTGCCAGCGGCTCTCCCACAGGTCGCCGAGCGCCAAGAGCCTCTCCGTGTCGTAGAAAAACGCAAAATCTTTGGCATCGCGCCCCAGCGTCTCGCTGATCGCGTCGAAGTAGCCCTTCATCCGGTCTCGCACCATGTCCGCGCGCCAGCCGTCTCTGTCCGGCAGTATCTGGTCGCGGTAGCCCCGCGCATACAGCTCCATGGCAAGGACTACATGCTCCTCGCGCTCCTCGGGGATGTCGTGCTGCGCCCTGCGCCACGCCTCGAAAAGCTCCCGCGCCAGCAGTCGCAGCATCTCATAGGGATAGCCCGCATCCGCTGCGCGTCCGTGCAGCTGTATCACCTCGACCAGCCGTCTCAGCCGGTCGGCATCGCCCTCGATGCACTCCCGCAGCAGCTCAGGCATCTCGCCGTAGGCCTTGCTGATGTCCTGCGCCGTCAGATAGCACTCTATGTCGCCCACTCTCCGCTGCCATGTGAGCCCGAGCTTCTCTTTGATGAGCTTCATGCCCTCGACCAGCACCTCAACCCTCGGCCTGCCAAGCGCCTCCGCGCAGAGCTGCAGGTCGGCAAGCTCCGCCGGGGACACCCGGAAGCCTATCTGCTCCGTGCGCGGGTTTTGTGTGGGTCTCCCCATCTGTTTCCAGTCTTTTTTATCCTTTTTCATCGTCATGGCTCCGTCCTCCTATGGCTATAGCATAGCGCAAGCTATAGCAAAAGTCAAGCAAATGTTTTTCTTCCTATATATGCCCGTATATACCCGCTCGTCGGCCTCTCGCAGCGTACCGGCAAAAAACTTTCTCAAAAACTTCTGTACTTTTGCTTGACTTTTGCTAATACAGCGCTTATACTATAACCGTACCACAGAGAAGGGCAAAGCCCACAACACAAGGAGGACAGAGTCATGACGAACGAAAGAATCGAGAAGGCAATCGAGGCGGGAGCAAGAAGATGGACGAAGGGCGAGTACGACCGGCTGTATGTGAAACCGGAGCTGCTCGGACTTGAGTGCGAGTACTACAAGACCGGCAACGTGCATCACGCCTACTGGCGCGGCGGAGAGATGTCAAACTGCGACGCGAGACGCGTACTCGCAGCGAGCATTTGGTACGACCTCAAGACCGACAAGATCTACATGAAAAACCCGCCGAAGTACTACAAGGAGGCGCTTTTCGAAGCAGCGCGCGAGTTCTTCGCATAACCCAACCGCAGGGCGGGGGCTTCCCCGCCCGACCTTCTAAAAATTCTTTCATGTTTTGCTTGACTTTTGCTATAGCAAAAGCTATACTATAGACATACCACAAAGCACACCGCAGCAGCGGCACAGAGGAGGACACTATGGACGCAAGATACATCATGGACTACACCGCATTTGAGCTCATGTACGAGGGCATCAGACACACCACCGTCGAGAAGCACGCCGAGGAGTGGCAGCTCACAGCCGAGCAGGTCGAGACGCTGAAAAAGCGGCTGCTCGAGGAGGAAAACCGGGTCTACGAGTACTGGCTCGGCAATCTCCCGCATTTCGCGGTCTTTGAGAGTGGCTCCCTTGACTACGACTGGGACGCAGACACCGACAACCGCCTCGGCTCGGATGCGCTCACCACCATCGCCCGCGACCTCATCGAGAAAGTACACCACGCCGAGCAGATGCTCGCGGAGGGCGTTTTCCCGGCGCTTGCTGACTACGCCGAGGAGCTTGCGATTGTCATCCGCGATTTTGACGAGTGCGCATACGACTATGACAAGGTTAAGCGCCCCGAGACCGGCGCGGAAGACGCGACCGAGGATTCGCTTTTCGTCGCAGGCTGGAGACCTTCGCTCTCAGAGGTTGGCGACCTCTTCGAGCAGTTCCCGCAGAGCCTTGACGAGCTTTACGACCTCATGGGCGGTCTCCGCTCCGAGTACATCGACTGGCTGCGCGACAAGGTCGTCGAGATGGAGTTTGCAAGCGACGACCTCGACGAGGATGCTCCGGACTACGCCGAGAAGCGCGCCGCGCTTGTGAAGGCTTGCGCCGACGACATCGCAGACGATATGATCTGCGAGGCTTGGATGGGCGAGCCGCAGTACCTCTTCGAGGTGCAGAGCTATAGCAGCACGCTCCCCGCGGACGTATACAGCCACGTCCTGCGGGCACTGCGCGAGCAGGCCGGAGTAGGTGAGGAATAAATCAAGGGAGGGCTTCGGCCTTCCCTTTTTCATGCAAAAAACCTCAAAAACTTTTCGACTTTTGCTTGACTTTTGCTATAGCAAAAGCTATACTATAGATGTAACGAAGAGGAGGGCAAAAGCCCAACACACACAAGGAGGTAGCAAGATGACACAGTACAGAGAGAGCGCATGGAGCCTTTACGACGGCGGCTGGAGAGCAGCAGACAGCGAGTGGCTCACAGAGGAGTACGACCTCACCGCAGAAGAGACCGCGGCGCTGGTCGCAGAGCTCGCCGAGTGCGAGCGGCTCGCAAAGTAAGGCCGAAAAAGGAAAAAGGGGCG